CTCGCAATCAAATTTACTAACAAATTCTTTAATAAGTTTATTATTTATATCATATTGACCTATACCATTTTTGTATAATATAGGTTCTCCTTTATTTTTTTCAACAAATATCATATAAACAATAATAAAAACCATTAGTAATAGAAAATTTTTTAACTGGATTATCTAAAGCACTATGAGATTGAAAACCATTTGATAATGATGCTACTTTTCTATCCAAATAAACATTTAATATTTCTGTTTTCTCTTTATTTAATTTAGCAATGTATCCTGTATTTTTGTTATTTTAGTTTGTTGAACATTATGTATCACATTAGCATCTAATTCTCTATCAACTAAACACCATCTAAATCCATGATAAATTGTGTTTTCTTTAACTGCTTTTGCTATTGAAGAACGTTTTAGTTTGTTGTGTTTTTATTTTGAAGTAAATTTATTTTTTCTGTCATATTATCATATGATTTTTCTAAACTTTCTATTTTATTTAATAATAATTTTTGAGAATTTAATAATTCAGATATTAATTTATTATTTTCTATTTCAATTTTCAATTTGTTTATTTCTTCCTCAAGTATTTTTTCTTTATAAATATTACTATTATCATTACCTTCCATGTTTTTAACCTTTATTATATAAATATTTCAATTATTAAATTTATTCAATTTTTTTTAATCAAAATTAACAGTGATAATTTTAGCATTGTTAATTTTATTTGATAAGATAATTTTATTAATTTCTCTAATAACTAAAGATAAATCAAAATTTTCATGATTTGGATTATATCTAATTATTATATTTTCCAATGATATTAAATATTCTTCTCTTTTTTTTTCATAGTCTTCATTTCTATCAGAATGATTTTTTTCGTCACATTCTATAATTAGTTTATAATCATAAAAATATAAATCAACTCTATAAGCACCAAATGATTTTTGTCTTTTCATCTTTAATACATCTTTAAAACTATTTTCAATAAATCCAATTGTTTGATTTTCTAAACTCATTACTATATTTACATGATTACAATTATCATTTATTTTAGTTAGATAACGATGTTTTAAATTGAATGAACTTTTAACTAATTCAAAAGTTTTATTAGTTAATAAATAATTTATTTTGTTATGACCCCCTCTACCTTCTTTTTTGTTATTATTTACTTTCTCTTTTATATAATGGACATTTTCTTTAAAATTATTTTTTAAAAATTCAACGATCTTTATTTTTTGTGAATCTTTAAAAATATCCGATAATTCATCTAAACTTTTTATAAATTCATTATTGATTGTTTCCATTGTTATAAAATTTATATAATTAGAATAACAAATAATATATTTTTCAATTTTTTGTTCTCTGAAATTGAAAGTAAAAAAATATAAGTTTTTATTTATATTGCTTCTTTTTAAGGATAAACAAAAAACTATATAATAATTTATAAAAAACAAATAATTATATTAAAATAACATTTTTGGTATAAGTATAATGTATATAATATATTAAAAAGTATATACAATGCTTAATTACTATGGAACTTACAATAATTTTTATCCAGACTAAATAAATTCCAAGAACATTATTATCCTTTGTGATTTAACTACTAACAAGAATGAATATTTTCATATTTTTTTATTTTATTTTTTTCTTCTTTTTCCATAATTATGATATATTTATGTTATTTTATAAAAAAATTAACTATCTAATTCACTTAATTTATTTTTTGCTTCTTGTAGTTTTTCATGTATTGTATATTTGTTGGATTTTGTTGTAGCCCAAATTTTTAATAATTTTGGATGTTTATCTATTGTAAAAAATTCTCTTGAACGTGTATGTTCTTTGTTTAACCATTCATGATAATATACAACATATTTTGGTAAATCAGCTTGAGTTAATCCTTCAGGTAATGGTTTAGCATTATATTTTCTAGCTCTTTTATCAGTATTAGAATTTTGTTCTGATTGAGTAGCCCATCTTAAATTTTCAATTCTATTATCCAATTTATTTCTGTTTATATGGTCAACAGATTTAGTTTCACTTTCATCACCAAGTTCAGTTTTACAAATTAGTTGATGAAGATAATATTGTAATCGTTTTTTATTTCCAATATTTTCTATTGTTGCAATATATCCATTTTCTGATTTAAACCAAGTTTTATTAACTATATAATTTAATGATTTTTCTGAAAATAAAAAATAAATTTCATTATCATTTGTACTCATTATATAATAATTATCATTTTTATTCACATCATTAACTAACCAATAAGGATTAAATGTTTGTCCTGCTTTTTTACCCACCAAAACTTTGTGTCCATTAAAACTTTGAATAATATTAATATTTTTAGGAAAATTATTTGGTATATTTTCTTGTAATTGTTCTACGTTATTCATTTAAATATAATATTTAATATTATCTACCAATAATTTATTTTTCAATTTTTTCTCATATTGCTCATCCTGAAAGAGGAGCAAAAAACTACATAATTATTTATAAAAACAAATAATTATATTAAAATAACATTTTTGGTATAAGTATAATGTATATAATATATTGAAAAGTATATACACTGCTTAATTTGAGTAGGCCAAGCCTCCCATACCACTCATAATTCTTAGGACATTATAATTGGTATCATAGATGAAGAATTCAGAGGAAGGGCCAACAATAGAAAGAGGAGGAGGATTTCTGGAAGGATCAGGGAAAGGAATATCAGTGAATAATTTAAGAACGATAGTGGTGTTATCAATTCTAGAAAGATTGCATGTGCCTGATGGTTGATGTTGTTCAGGGTGTAGGGCAAATGAATAAACATTAACACCGGGTTGAGGAGTGGAGCTATGGTAATCATAAGTTTGGATTAAGTGGAAGTAAGAACCATCTCTAGTATCAAATCTATCGTGTCCATTTAATTGGATAACACCGGTTTCAACAGGATTATATTTGTTGTTAATTAATAAACCGGAAACAGTTGGTAAGACAGCCCAGATATCCATATCAGCATATGAGTTAGAAGAGTTTTTGGAACTGTATCTATTATCAATCCAGTTGGCAACAGGGACGGAGATATCTCTGACAGTGATATTTTGTTCCCAAGGTTTAACTTGGTAAGTTAAAGTTCCGGCTTTACCAGTTCCATCAGCATTGACAACAGTGTAGTATACAATAACAGCGAATTTAGTAATATAAGAACCTAAGTTATAAGATAATTGTTGAGGATTTAATAAAACATCTCTTCTAAATTTAAAGTTAATATTTTCAGTATCAGCACCAGGGTTGACAGTTGAGTATAATAATTTAGCATAGTAAGAAGGAGTTTGGGAATCATCAACACCTTGACCAGCTTGGAAAGTGAAAACACTGAATTGAGATAAGTTTCTGGTATTGGTTGAGACAGGGTTAACAGTGTTCCAGTTATCATAAGCAACAGAACTGATATTAACTTCAGGAGCTTGAGCAGATTGAGGTCCAGCACCGATTTCACCAATGGTGACGGAACCAGAAATCAAGTTTTGTGCAGCATAGTTAAGGGCATCAGTCCAGTCATCAGTGTGAGAGTAGCAAAGGAAAGGAGAGTTTCCACTGACATAATCACCAGAGCAAATTCTCCAGATGAATTCTTTGGTAGGATGGTTAAATCCAAGTTTAACTCTGAGAGGATTGTTGTTAACAGCTTCAACACCAGTGAATTGTAATTGATTAATTAAGTATTCGTGACCAACTTGGGCGAATCTTCTTCTTTCTTCAGTATCAATATAGACATAATCAACAAGGAGAGAAGCATCATTGAAAACACCAATACCATTTCCAATTCTGTTAAGAGTAATATTATTACTATGAATGATTAAGGCATCGAATGGGTTGAATTCAATCCAAAGTCTGACTTCGTGATATTGGAGAGCAATTAAAGGAAGGGCAAGACCAGAGTTGGTATTGCACCAGAAGATTAAAGGAATGTAAAGAACATAGTCTTGAGTAAAATTACCTTGAGAATCAGGAGCTCTTAAAGCAGTTAATTCAGGAACATTACCAACTAAGGCTCTGTAAGCAGGTTCAGTATTAATATCTTTAGTAAGATCATGCCAAGTACTTAACCAATGACCCCAGTGTTTATCAATTTGAGAACCTCCAATTTCAAATTGAACATTATTGATAATGTAGTTTCCAACTTCTTGAACCCAAGCAAATAAGAATTGGTTTCTGGATAATTCATCTTGAGGAAAGTTATTTAATGTGACTTGTCCTAATTCAATTCTTAAGTACATTCTAGTAACAAGATCACCATTTCTGGTAATAGTGCAAGTAACTCTTTTACCGAAATCAGCAGTACCGTTCATATTTAATTCAACTGTTTCAATAGCAAAGTTAGTGTATCTTCTGTATACTACTTTAAAGAATGTGATTTGAGGATTTCCTGTAAGATAGACATCTTGTGCGCCATAAGCGACCAATTGCATTAAACCACCACCCATTGTGTTATTATATAATATAGTTTTAGAAAAAAAATTTTTTAAAAAAACAAAAAAACAAAATATATTATTTATATTAAAAATTTTTTATCAATTATATATTTAAATTTTTATCAACTATATATTTAAAATTTTTATTGATTTTATAATATTTAAATATTTATTCTATATAAAAATTTTTTATATTTAAAAGTTCTTTATATTTATTGTTTTATATATGAATAATCAGTTTAAATTTAAACCTGATAAAAACAAGTATTTGTCAAATGTTGATACACTTGATAGTACTCACAAAAAAATTACTGATGAATTTAATAAAAAAAGAAATGAACTAGATAAAAAAACATTAAAATTAAATAAATTTAAAAATGAATTAGAAGAACTAGATAAGAAAAGAAATGATTATATTGAAATACAAAATTTTATAAAGTTAAGAGCTACACTTATTGATAATATTTCAAATCTTGAAGAAGAAATAAAAGAAATTAGTAATTATGATGATGAAACTGAATATTATTCAAAAACTTATCAAATTTTATTTAATTATTATGATATTCTTGATGGACAAATTGAAAGTGAAATTAATAATAAATTAATTAATATTAATAATCATACAGATAATAATTATACCGATAATATCGATAATACATATAATATGGCTAATATAGCTAATATGGATAATACAGATAATTCAGATAATAAAAAGTATAATAATGATGATAATATTGATGATAATAATCAAGTAAATAATGTATCATTTGTTGATGTTGATGAATGGGAATTTGATGGAATAAAAATTTTTAATACTGAAAAAAAATCTACATTAGATATTTTAAATGAATTAAAGAAAAAAACAAAAAAAGAAAAAAAAAATACAAGAAAACGTGTAAAAAATGTCGAAACATTAATCAAGGATAATAATTATGATATATTTGAATTTATAAATTCTGGAAATAAAAATAACCAAATATCTCAAGATAATTTTAATGACAAAATAAATGAATATAGTATATATGATAGATCTAAATTATATGATGATTATAAAACTACATTAGAAGGATATACTTCAAAAAAAAAATATTCAAAAATATGTGAAAATTGTAAAATTGATAAAGTTCTTAATTATTCAGAAGGAAGTTATGTATGTATGAAATGTGGAGAAGTTGAAAATTGTATTATTGAAAGTGAAATAATAAATTACAAGGAACCAATGGTAGAAAAACCAACTTTTCCTTACAAAAGAAAAAATCATTTTTGCGAGTGGAAACCAAATAAAGTATTAATAATTACTTTAAAAATTACTAAAAATAATTAACATTATTTTGATGTATCTAACATTTAACTGCTCGTCAAAGTCATTTATAAAATAAATGGCTACTTTTTATATCAATTAAATTATTTTATTGACATAAGAGGGACATATCCAAATTGCGGGAACAATTTGAAAAATTATAATTACCACTTGGATATATTAATATATTCAAGGAACACGATTAATTGTCGTAACCAATGGTAACAATATTATAATATTTGTTTAAAATAAACAAATCAAATCAATCCGCATCCAAGACTCCTAATTTAGACTAGGTGTAAGGTTCAGAGACTAGATGGATGTGGGCAAAATATTGTAATGTTTTGCTTAAGGTATAGTCCAAAATAAATTTTATTATCAAGATAAAAATGGTAATAAAATTATTTGTTATGGGTTAAGTCAATTTCAAGCTAAAGAATCTACAGAAATACCTGTAGATATTATTGAATTGATTAAATTAGAATTAAAAAAACATAGATTAAAAATTATTGATTATACACAAATTGATAAAATTAAAAAAATTCTTAAAAAACTAAAATTAAATGATTATTATGAACATATTGCTTATATTATAAGTAAAATTACTGGAAAACAAGCACCTTGTATTAATAGAGATACTGAAGAAACACTTAAAAAAATGTTTGATAAAATTCAAGAACCTTTTGAAAAACATTGTCCAAAAGATAGAATAAACTTTTTATCTTATTCTTATGTTTTGCATAAATTTTTTCAACTTTTGGGTTTTGATGAATTTGTTTTAAGTTTTCCTCTTCTTAAATCAAGACAAAAACTTAGAATTCAAGATGAAATTTGGAAAAATATTTGTGCAGATTGTGGATGGGAATTTTATCCTAGTGTATAAAAATTATTTGTAAAAAATATTTATACAAATTAAATTTTTATATTAAATTAAATATTTCATTATTTAATTTAATCTTCAGAATTTAAATTCATTTTCTAATATTCTTGTTTATGTTCTTGCTATAGTTATACATTAAAAAAATTTTATTCAAAAAAATAAATT